AGGTAAAACGCCATTTCGGGTTTAATAACCGCGGGACGGCTTTTACACATAGATGTCCTTCCTTTATATTTTTGCTGCGAGTGAAATTCAAGCCGCTGGTTCAGAGTTGGTGAAAACCTACTAATTGACAGGCGACCGTTAAAGCCGGTAAACTTGGAGGAATTAAACATGAACGACTCTATTCTTAACACAATAAAACGAATGTTAGGATTAACAGATGAACAAACAGACTTTGATACAGATATTATTATACATATTAATACTGTACTAAATACTCTTCATCAGATAGGTGTTTTTAATTCAGAGGATGAATGTTTCTCAATAGATGGTCCTTCTCAGAAGTGGTCGGATTTCTTAACAGATATTTCTAAGTTCAACATGGTAAAATCGTTTATTTACCTGAAAGTTAGATTACTGTTTGATCCGCCTTTAAATGCTACTGTTATTTCCTGTATGGAAAAGCAGATAGCAGAACTTGAATTTAGATTACTTGAAAACCACAATGACTATAAGAAAGACTAACTATGTTTATTTACTTTAATCCTAATCCTGCTAAAAAATTAGTAGGTGATTGTGTAATTAGAGGCATATGTAAACTAATTGGAGATGACTGGGAAACAACTTACACTCATGTAATTGTTCAAGGTTACAAGATGTTTGATATGCCTTCTAGTAATGCTGTTTGGGGAGCTTACCTCAAATCCAATGGATATTCCAGGGAAATTATTCCTTTAGACAATGAATGTCAATCTTGTTACACCATTAAAGATTTTTGTAAGGATCATCCAAATGGCAGATATCTCCTTGCCACTGGATCTCATGTTGTAGCAGTTGTTGATGGTGACTATTACGATACTTGGGACAGTGGTGAAGAGATTCCTATATATTTTTGGAGAAAGGAGGAAAATAAAGATGGCAGTTGATCCTAGATATTGTATGCAACAGTTAGGAAGCTCAATGGCATCTTGGATTGATGAAGGTGAATCTAGTGTTAATAGATATCCTGTTTCTCCTGGCAATTACGTATTCTTATTTGACAAGAACGAAAAGCGATTCTTCATCAAGTCTGTTGATATTTCGGGAATGCCGCAGCCTTTGCGAGAGTTTAAGTACGAAGAAGTTATTAGAAAGACTGAACAGCCTGTCGAGAATGGTAAGTACGTTACTAAAGAAGACTTTGAAAACTTCCAGGAGGCAATAATCTGTAAGGTTGATGAAATGCTTGAACGGCACCTCTCTAACAAAAAGAACTACAATGGAAAAGACAAAGGAGGTAATCAATGAACCCGTTATTCGAACAGTTAAACGGCCCTAATTCTCTTATGGGCCAATTTCAAAGCTTTATGCAAAATCCTATCGGGTATTTAATCGAAAAGAAGATTAACATACCTCAACAGTATATGAATGATCCGCATCAGGCGGTCAATTACTTAATTTCATCTGGTCAGATGGACCAACAGACTCTTAATAATTTAAGAACTAAAGCCGGACAAATGGGCTTTAAATTCTAATGTATACTATTTTGCGCAAATTTAATAGTATAAAGGTAACTGGTTACTCGTCTAGAAGGGTAATCACTAACAAACAAAAGTTTATTTGTAGAAAGGAGTAAATCATGGCATTTACAGAAAATGGCAACGGTATGGTTATGCCTGTATCGCCCTTAGGTGGTGGATACGGTTATGACGGCGGTTTCGGCAGCAATGGCTGGTGGGTAATTCTGTTCCTGTTTGCTTTAATGGGCAACTGGGGCGGGGGATTTGGAGTGAATGGCAATAATGGCAATATTCTTCCTTATCTTTGGAACGATGACACCAAGAATGCTGTGAACAGAGGATTTGACACTGCAAGCCTTTCTGGACAGTTGTCTGGAATTCAAAATGGGGTAAATCAGGGCTTTTCTTCTGCTGAGGTTGCGGATTGCAACAGATTCATGAACCTTCAGTCACAGTTAGCAAATTGTTGTTGCGAGAACCGTTTAGCAACTGCAAATCTTTCTGCATTAGTTCAGTCTGAAAACTGTGCTGACAGATCTGCTCTTAGTGATGGTATCAGAGATATTATTGCTAGTCAGACTGCCGGAACACAGAAGATTCTTGACATGATGTGTCAGGATAAGATTGATGCTAAGAACGAAAAGATAGCAGAACTTCAGAATAAGGTTAACATGCTTAACCTTGCTCAGTCTCAGACAGCACAGACCGCTGCTTTATTAGCTGATAATAATAGACAGACATCAGTTCTTGAAGACTATCTCAATCCTGTAGCAAGACCCGCTTACATAGTACAGAATCCTAATTGCTGCCAGCAGAACTACGGATGTGGTTGTGGTTGTGGCGGTTTCTAAGGAGGTGTAACTATGGCTGCAGAGTTTACTTATAATCCTATTCAAGAGGTTCTTCAGAATCAGCCCGTAATTCTTAATACTACGATTGGCTGTTCTAAGGGCTATGTTATTCACAGAAATGAAAGTGGACTTGTAACTCTTAGGGGTATTGTTAACAATCCTTGCTCTAACTTTGCAAGATATCAGGTAACATTTAATGGAAACATTGCTGTACCTACTGGCGGAACAGTTGGACCGATTTCAGTAGCAATAGCAATCGATGGAGAACCGGTACTTACTAGCAATGCTATTGTAACACCGGCTGCAGTAGACCAGTACTTCAATGTAACATCTACAGCAATTGTAACAGTTCCTAAGGGATGCTGTTTTAACATTTCTGTAGAGAATACATCAGTTGGTGGTTCCATTAATGTACAGAATGCAAATCTTGTAGTTGACAGAATAGCTTAGGAAAGGAGATAGTCATGAGAGTATTAGATGATATTTGCAATAACCTTGAGTATCAGCTTGAGGATATTGTGAAAAAAGGCGATATGACTCCGACAGAGCTTGATTTGTTGTACAAGAGTGTAAAGACGATGTACTATATTAAGACAATCAAGGCTATGGAGGATTACTCGGACGAAGGATATTCCAGAGGACGTTACAACAGTTACGATAACATGAACAGCATGAGAATGGATCCTGGATATTCTTACAGAAGAGGCCGTTACTCTAGAGATATGGAAAGAGATGGAGTAACGAAGGAACTTGGTGACATGATGGCTAGATCCAGTTCAGATATTGAGCGTCAGGTAATAGCTAAATTAATGGACAAGTTCTCGTAACATGTTTAATTAATCTTAGGAAGGGGTTCTGTCAAAAGGCCTCTTCCTCTTTTTAAGGGAGGATCATCTTATGGCCGGTTCTATAGAATTCACTCCGCCTTATCAGGACGGTTGGCAGGATAATGAAGAAGGCGCAACACCAATCACAGCGGATATTTTAAACAATAATTATGATGCATTTCTTACATTGCTTAATGGATGGATAGAGTCAACTGAAAGTACACTTGTTACTATTGATTCTAAAATTCCAGATGAACTTGACGATTTTAATGATGTTATATTGACAAATCCTACAAATGGGCAAGTTCTTAAGTATGATAGTTCACAAGGTAAATGGGTAAATGCAGCAGAATCCGGTGGTGGAAGTAATGTTTCATGGAATCAGATAGTACAGGCAGGAACTCTTATAGCTACTGTCACTATTAATGGAACATCATATAATGTATATGCTCCATCAGGCGGTTCTTCGGTTTCTATAAATCGTAAAACAACAACTGGAACAAATATAGCAGATATTACTATTGATGGAGTTACAACACAGCTTTTTGCACCTAATGGTGGTTCTGGAGGAGCATCTTCTTTAAACGAATTATCCGATGTTACTTTGGCAAATCTTGCAAATGGACAGGTTCTTCAGTACAATTCAAATACTTCAAAATGGGAGAACAAATCTATTTCTGTAGGTGGTTCTGTTGAATTTACACAGATATTATCGTCAGGTGTTAAGATTGGTACAATTACAATCGATGGAACTGACTATGATATTTATGCTCCTAAAGGCGGAGGTGGAGGCACAACAGTAATCGCTAACCCTTCAGGAGAAGCAACAGACGAACTTGAAAAACTACAGGTTGGAAGCACAATATATTCTATTCCTGAAGGCGGTTCTGGTGGTAGTGATTACATTGATGTCGTTGGAACACTTACAGCAGGAAGCACTTCAATAACATTAAGTAGTCCTAAGATTAAGACAAGTTCTTGTGTATTTCCTTGGACCAGTGTATTCGGTCTTGCACCAACAAACATGGTTGTTCAAAATGGGAGCGTTACTTTAACATTTCCTGCTCAGCAATCGGATGTTGATGTAATGGTTAGAGTAACTAAGCTTAATACAGGACATGTTTATGATATTGATTTGAGTACATTACAACTTAATAAATCTTGGTTATATTACGATGCAAATAAATCTTCCGTCAATGATACAGGTGATGGTTTACAACTTTCGGGAGATGATGCAGATAACTCTTGGACAACATCAGCTACTATCGGCATTAATATTGCTAACATGATCGGTACAGTTCCTTCTGGATTAACTGCACTTAAATTACATTTCAAGACCTTTGAAATGGATGGTTATACAGGTGTTAGATTTATGAATATTAATACCTTGTACTCAGGACAAACAGGCGGTTCTGATGCTATATTGAGAACCAATGGATTCTATCAGTTTGAGAATAACAATTCTTCCATTGCTGAAGATAACTACGAACTTACAGTTCCTTGTGAAGCATCTGATCTCACAAATACTTATTTGTATATCATGTTCTTTGACGGAATGGTTGCTGGAAATACAAGCGGTTACAATAATGGTCTCAATGGTTCATATAACATTGTCATTGATGGAATTGATTTTGTTACAGGAGGTAATTCATAATGGCATGGTTTCCTTGTAATATAGGTGGCGTGAGCGAACAAGGTGGAGAAATAAAAACATTAGTATATACATTAGGAATAGGTGGACAATGGGAAACTTTTCAAAATCCGGCTCCAGATAATGGAATGCTATTGTATGAAGTAAAAGATTCTAATGGCGATATAGTATTATCTGTAAAAAAGAAGATATCAGATCTTCCTATTTACAATGCCTATGTTGCTCTTGGTGTATTCGATACTAATAAAACAATTAACGCTGCAAGAAGTTCAGATAATTCGACTATCTATCTATCTGTAAATACTGCATTTACTGGATATTCTTTGAAAGTTTACACATTTGAGCCAGGTGGAGGAAGCGCTATAGAAGATTATACAACAAATTATTTTCCTGTTTTGTTGGATAGTAATTATTATACGGTATTTTCAAAAGTTGCAAATGATGAAGTATATAACGGAGGTAGAGGTGGTACCCGTGCAAGTAGTGACCCGGTATTTTATTTTTGTTGCAAAACAGCAAGTTATTGGGGATATGGATTAATTGGCTTAACATCGGCTTCTGTACAAGTAACAGCAACTACAACCTATGGTAGTGCTGTATATTATACACAAACAACTACGAACGGAAATACGGTATATTTAGCAAGATTAGCTAGTATGAATGGCGGTCAATCAAGTACTGTTTTTAAGAATGGCTATTTAAAAATAGAAATAGATGGTTCTCAATATGTAGAACAAGATGGAAGTACAGACTTATTTGACCAAACATTTGTGGATGCTGCATATGAAGCACTTACAGCATTATCTTAAAAATCGTCACACATTAAACAACATAAGGAGAAACAACTATGACAGAATGGTGGCAAATTACATTAGCGATATTTGGAGGAATTATTGTAGTCCTTAATCTTTGGACAAATCTTGAAGCAAGGATTAAGGCTATAAAAGCTCCACAATCTTCTCTTGAAGAAAGAATTACACTTATCGAGCACAAGTTAATTGATTACGATTCAAAACTTGCAAGAGATAAGGCAAGACTCGATACAATTGAAGAAGGTAACAAGGTAACACAGCAGGCTCTTCTTGCTCTATTAACGCATGCCATAGACGGGGATAATGTTAAAGAGCTGGAAGACGCCCGCAGTGACCTGCAAAAATATTTAATTAACAGATAAGGAGGATATTTACTATGATTTTACCGGACAAAGCTTACAATGTACTTAAGTGGATCTGTATCATTTTACTTCCTGCACTTGCAACTCTTTGGTTTGCATTAGGAAAGATTTGGGGATTCCCTTATCTTGCAGAAATCGAAGCAACAATTGTTGCTATTGATACGTTCTTAGGTGCTATTCTTGGAATTTCGGCAATTAACTACAAGAAACTTGATAACAGTAAATAAGATATTTGGAGGGCATATGGGAATTTATAGAGTTACTACTCCTACAATTGTAATAGAAATTGAAAACGAAGATTTCGATATGTCGTTAATAGATATCTGTCATGTTACTATCCAGAATCATAGTGGTCGTAATAAAAAGATATTTAATGCTACTAATTTTGATGTAGAAAATCGAATAATTTATTTAGAGCTTACTCAAGAAGAAACCAAGGAATACGAAACTGGGTATATTGAGATCCAGCTTAAAATTAAATTACAAAATGGAAAAGTTGTACCTTCTGAGATTATTACGACTACTATGAACAAGATTCTTGAGGAGGATATTTTATGATATTAAAAGTACATCTTCAAGAGCCTAAAGAGGTTTTAAAAGTTAATCTGGGAATTATTACGAAAGGTGAAGGATACCCAGATTATAAAGGCCCATATGAGGCTATTCCAAAAGTAACGGATCAGGTATTTCCGACAAATAAAAAATCTATGAACAATGACTTTATGGTCAAACAAATAACTTTTCAAAGGACATACAACGAATCTGGTGGCTATACGGTCACAATAGGAGATATATAAGGAGATTAGAACATGGCAGGTAATAATAAGATAATTTATGGTGGTCAAGTATTATTAGATATTTCAGCAGATACGGTTAACCCCTCAGTTCTTTTATCAGGATATACAGCCCATGATAAAACTGGTGATGCTGTTACTGGATCTTGTACATTTGATTCAGATACTACGGACGCCACCGCATCTACTTCGGATATTTTGGCAGGAGAAACCGCTTATGTTAATGGCATAAAATTAACTGGCGATATGCCTAATAGAGGCGCATTATCTGGAGTAATTAGTAATGTTAATGATTCAATAACCGCAAATGCTGGATACTATGATGGATCTGGATCTATTGGAATTGATGCTACAGAAAAAGCAAAAATTATTGCTAATAATATTAAAGATGGGGTCCAGATTCTTGGAGTCATTGGCACCTATACAGGAGAAGGTGTAACTGCTCAGGCAAAAACTGTTGATGCTTACACAACTCAGCAAGTTGTTTTACCCGATACTGGTTATGACTATTTAAGTCAAGTAACAGTCAATGCAATTGCTTTTAGTAGAGAACTTAATGCAGCAGGTGGATACACAGTTACAATAGGAACAGTTGCTCCATAGTATTTTAAGGAGGACATATATGAACAATAATAAAGTAATTTTAGGTGATCAAACCATCATGGATATTTCGGATAGTACAGTTACTCCTAATAATTTATTAAATGGTGAGATAGGATATTCTGGCAATGGCGATAGAGTTGTCGGCTCTTATGCACCTCCTACTGCTGGACATACAATTCAGAATGATTCTGGAACTGATATGCAAAGGCGAGATAAATTGCAGTTTAAAGGCACTTATGTTGAAGATGACCAAACCAACAATAAAACAGTAGTCAATGTCACAAGACAAATGACACTTGCAGAATTTAACCAACTAACAGCAGAGCAAAAGAAAGGGTTAATAGATGTCACAGACCAACAAGGACACCCTATAACGGCAAGTGATATTCCTTATGATAGTAATAATACTGTTAAGGAAAAGATTGATGAAGTTGACACAAATAAGATTGCGTGGCAATCAATAAAAAATGTTTATATTACGGTTACAACCGCAGCCGATGGTGCTTTTTATATAACAGACGGTCAAGGAAACGAGTTAGACAGTACACAAACCGTTATTTTATCAATAACACACGGCTCAACTGTTTTTTTGGTAAGACATAGAGACCAAAATAATAGGTGGGTAGGTTTTGCATATAATACATTTCTTGATGCTAAAGCAAGTGAAACACTATACGGAGTAAGAGTGGTTTATTTAGTTACATCATAAAGGCGAAAAACAATGGAAGATAAATAAAGGAGGGAATAAACTATGATATATTTAAATGGACAACCAACGGCAGAATTTGTACCCGAAATAGCCGACAATCTAACAACAGACGATTCAACAAAGGCTTTGAGTGCTAAACAGGGTAAAGTGTTGAATGATATGTGGACACCTACGAATATTATGAGCGAAAATACAAGTGATTATGTAACATACGCAAGAAAAGTTGGAAAAATAATTTTCTTTTCATTTTTCGCTAAAAGAGAATTTACTCCTTCAAGTCCAATAGTGCAAATTCCCGTTTATGTGGGTGGCGAAGTTAATATTAACGATGCTTCTCAATATTCATATCCACAAAAATTAAAAATACAATCAAATGGGAATGTAATAGCGACAGATACTGTGATAAAGAGCCAAGCATTTTATTTGATGACATTTATAATACCTTAATCGGAGAAAACAACTTGTGAAACCCAAACCACACATTGTATTTTTGGAACGACAATTATGTAAGCGAAGAAAATTGGTCTGTGTCCGTTATAGTCGGAATGAAAGGCGAGAACAATGATAACAGAATTATTTACAATAATATTTTTACTTATGATTTGCTTATCTTTTGCTTGTGGTTTTGTTATTGGCTATCAATATTGTCAATGGGATAAAAAAGGCGAAAAACAATGAATTGTAAAATACTAACCAAAAATGATGAAGTCTTGCTTGTATCAGTTGATTATAGACCTATTGATTTTCTTGTTGTAAATAAAGCATTAAAACTTTTGGTGGAAAATGAAGAAGTCCATTTAAACGACAGAACAACGGCAGAACTTATGATAAAGGAATTTGACAAGGCACTCAAAAAGAAAAGGTAAAAAACAATATCGGTGTGGCGTGGAGTGAAAAGGCTAAACGATATGGTAGAAATACCGCAATGAGAGTTACTTCATTGTATTTTCAGCGTTATGGGAGTGCGTTAGTAAACCCTTGCCGAGTTACACCGATATTGTTATAAATGAAGGCAAAGACATTTACATGATTTAAAGGAGGATATTTTCATGATGACATCAGAAAACTTCGTTGAAATGCTTAAAGTAGCTCACGATGTTCCTAACAAATACAACAATAAACCTGGCTATAACCTTGGATATTTTGACGGTAAGAAGTACAACTTCGACTGCTGGAATCTTATCAAGGTTATTTTGGCGGGTTGGGTTCCTACAGGAGTTCCTGGTTCTAAGACAGCTCCTACAGTAACTGGAGATGTTGATGGTAAGACTCTTCTCGCAAGATGCACACAGAAGTCCAAAGATTTCCGTTTGATATCTGTACCTGGAACCTATCTTTACATGTCTACTAATCCTCATGCCGGTGTATTTATCGGCGAATTCCAGGATGGGGGACATGTCTACAACGTAATAGAGTGCACAAAGGGTATGTATGCTGGTCAGGATGGCGTAACATATTCATACGTAGATCCTTCAGGTGTTAGAATGCCTTGGAAGGGTGGAACTGCTAAGGGTAAATGGACTGATTACGGTTTACTTACTCCTTATGTTTCTTACAATGATATTCCGGCTCCTACACCCGTTGAGCCTCCTAAGAAGAATTGGCTTGAGAAGGGCGATGAAGGTCCTGAAGTGGCTGATGCGCAGCAGGCACTGCTTGACAAAGGATTCGACCCTAAGGGTGTGGACGGGATATTTGGAGCCAACACAGAGAAAGCTGCTAAGAAGTTCCAGAAAGCTAATGGGCTTGTCGTAGATGGTAAGATCGGTCCTAAGACTAAAGAGAAACTCTTTGCAAAGGAAGATATTTCAGAAGAGAAGTATCACATCGTAAAGCCTGGTGAGGATCTTGGTAAGATTGCTAAAGCAGAAGGAACTACAGTTGAAGAATTAATCAGATTGAATCCCTGGATCAAGAATCCTAACTTGATATATCCTGGGGATAAGGTAAGGATAAAGTAAAAAAAGAAATCTCGCAGGTTTAACAGCTTGTGAGATTTTTTCGCAATAAAAACATCTATTAAATAGAAGTAATATATTAAATTTAAGGAGGATTTAATTATGGAAAATTTTAAAATTAAAGTACCCACAATTGAAGAATTATTGAGCGATTTAATAAAATTAGAGGAGGAATTGGATGTTCTTAAATCAATGGAAAAAAAAGATGAAGACTTAACGGAAATGCAATATTATAGTTTAATGTTCAATCCCGCAAAGATCAAATCTTTGAAATGGAAAATTAAAAACTATCCTAAATATTCTGAAAGAGTATTAAACACAACAATCCTTCGAGATAAGGGATACGAAAATGAATCAAAAATTGCAAAAAGATTAAATTCATTATTAAAAGAAAATTAATTCTAAAGAGAAGACAGTTAAAGATATTTATAACAACTGTTTTCTTTTTTCGCATAAAAAACATCTCTTAAATAGAAGTAATATATAAATTTAGGAGGTATTTATTATGACAAGAATGGAAAAATTAAATGAAATGGAAACAAAAATTGAAAAGTTAATAAAAGAATTAGATATTTTATGTCCTGAACTTCCTTTCTATCAGAATACAAAGAAAAGATATTTTATAGAAAAGAAGAGATTGGATGGAGTTAGAGAAACTAATAATGTTAATAATTTAACAATTTTAGTAGACAGATATGAATATATTTTAGGTTCGATGAAAATGGTAAGATCAAAATTTTAAAGTTACTTCTAAAGAGAAGACAGTTAAAGATATTTATAACAACTGTTTTCTTTTTTCGCATAAAAAACAATTTTTATATAGAAGAAATACTAATGGTAGGTCTAAGCCAGAGATGGTGATATGGACCTTTATCCAGGCTATTTATATGCCGATAAAATATGGAGGCCATTAGTACTATAATCAATAAGGAAGTAAGCGAGACGAATGTTGTTGGTGGGAATCCAACCTTGCTTGTGGAGTTCGATCCTCCCACAGGCCCTTATTTTTTTCGCAAAAATTACATCTCTTTAATAGAAGTAATAACTATTAAATAGGAGGTAATTATTATGGTAGAATTTAAATTTAATATTGGAGATCAGGTACGACTTAAAAAAGGCAATACCGTTCATACAGTAGTTAAAAGAGAAATAACAATTATGGAAGATGACGGATATGTAACAGTTAAAGAAAAAGATATTACACCGGAATTATTAATTAATAAAAGTTATATAATTGGTTATAGAATTCAATCAACTATTGGAAAAGGTAAACGCCAAAATGTAACGGAAAGAATGATCTGTAAAGTAAATTAAAGGAGGAAAAAATTATGACATATTTTGAAGTTATGAATGCAATTAAGGAAATGGTAGATGCAGGAGCATTTAATTATATAGATTACATTAATCTTGTAGATATGAATATTTGGACATCTTTAATGTTCTGGTTTTCTTATAGCGTAGTATGTACAGCGGTAATATTACCCGCAGCATATTTCGTTAAGAAGATAGTCAGAGTTGTTAAGGATATTAAGTACGAGATCGAGGAAGGAGAAATGAACTATTAATTAGATGGAAGGGCACTGCCTTTCCTTTTTCAAATTCGCAAAAAAAACAATTTACATATAGAAGAGTAACATATTAATTATTGAAATTTTAGTTTAAATTTATGGAGGAAAAAAATATGAAGAGATTAGTTTTAAAGATTTTAGTTATGACATTAATAACAGTATTACAGTTTACTATGATGCTTTTATGTGGAGTCGCAATCGGCTATAATAAAGGATATGACGATGGACGTGAAGCAGGAAGACACGAAGGTAAAATTATACAGATAATAGAGGATTGTAAGAAAATGCTTGATAAACAGATCAAAGAAAAAGAAACCGAAAAGAAAGAAGAACAGGAAACAACGGAAAATTAATATATTACCTCTTCAAAGATGTAGGCAGTGAAGCTTGATGTTTAAGCAACTGCTTTCATCTTTCGCAAAAATTGCAATTCTTAATTAGGAAGGAGGGTGAATGTATGAGTTGGATCGTGATATTTAAAAGCCTGTGGTTTATAAACCTAGCATTAGGATTTGGATTGATGTGGTTTATAGCTTTAGGTATAATGTATGTATTAAATAAACTCGGAGTTGACACCGGAATAGAGTGGGACTGATATTTCAGTTCCTTTCTCTTTTTGAAAGGAGGATCTATGAAAAAGATATTTTGGAAAATTTTTGCTTTTTTAGTAACTTTAAGAATTATACTTCAGGTAGAGTTTATGGCTGCTAAATGCATGATATTGCATCCTGAAGATAAGGAAATAATTTTAGAAGCATATAAAAGCGATACGGAAGGAATATACTCTAACTTTGATATTTATCAGCATTACCTTCCTAAAATGAAAAACTTTGAAAAAGAATTAACTTTGGATTATCTTTTCTTTGTTTATAAAGCAATAGGAGTAAAAGTATGAGACTTTGGCATTATCGATTATTACCTGTATTACCAAGGCAGCAGTTGATATCTCAATGGAGGGAGTGCTGTTGTATTGCAAAACTTATCGCATACAATAAGACTCCTAATCATTTACTAGTTAATAAGATTACTGATTATCCGGCTTGGGAGTTTATGCACTATTGTTATCTTACTCAAAGCGAGATTCGACGTCGTGGATATTCTATAACAAACGCAAGTTGGATTACTCTTGATGAGAATCTAATGCTTGCTGAAGACCAGGGATATTTTGCTGAGGATGGTAAGTACGATCCAGATGAATTATTCCAAGGTTGGCACAATGACAGATATTTAATCCAGTGTTACTATAACTTAGAGGAAAAGTACGATTGTGGAGGGATATCTGAGGAAGAATGGTTGAGAATAGACTCGTTTATGAGGTCTATAAATTTGTTTATTTTATGATTGGAGGAAAAAATTATGAACAAAATGAAATGGATTCCCGTAAAGGAAAGATTACCTGAAGAGGATGGAACATATTTGATAACTTATAATAATTTTAGGGGTAAAAAGTGTGTTTCAACCATGCAATTTTCGGAAGAGGAACTTAATTATTATGACTATAACTATATTGAGAGTATATTTAAAAGGTATGGTGTGATAGCATGGGCTTATATGCCCACACCTTATGAGGAGGATTAAACTATGTTAGCACCAGAAATAGTTGACAAACTCCTAAAACATATTCAGAAAGAAACAGGTCTTGTTTGGTATTGGCATGAGACGGTTGTTGAGCCTTATCCAATCGGTGTTGCTCATAAGATAGTATGTGAATTTCCTATTAGAGGTGGAACTAAGTACAAATGGTTCGAAGTACAAGATATTTTGCTTTATACAAATCCAGAACTTATTATTGAACATCTTAAAGAGGAAATTAATAAAGCAATGAAAGGAGATAGAAATGAACGCAAGGCAGATGAAAAAACACCTTAAAAAGCAGATAGGCGAGCTTCAATCAGATAACGATTTGATGCGTAGAATTATTACGGACAGTCCTACTATGCAGGAATTATA